ACTGATATTTGTAACTCATTTGTTCCATCGAATGTTATTGCAGGAAATGCTTCTCTGCTATACATTCCTGTACTTAATCCACTGCTTCCTATGAAAAATCCAAATTCTCTTAATTGTAAACCACTAAGACTTGATGCACCTTTGTCTACTGTCCATGTTACTTTTTGTGCTACACTTATATCTGGATTTCCTATACTTACTCTACTTCCTATTTCACTATATAAACTTCCATTACTTGCTAAGAATGCACCACTTCCACTTCCAATTGCCATATATGCTGGTTTTACTCCACTTGCTGTTAATAGTAATGCCAATCCTGATTTTCCATATGTTGTGATACCCATTTTATTCTCCTCCACTATAATTAACAGTCCATGTTATACTGTGGCTTCCAACCCAGTAACTTCCTGGACTTCCTACAAAACTATTTGCACTTGCAGGTGTTCCAAGATACCAATCACTTCCTATTGGTGCTGTACTCGCACTCCAACTATTTACCTTAAATCCTGCACTTCCTGTAAATGCTAATAATCTTGTAATAATATCTGTTGGGTCAATATCTCCAGCTTGAATTTTTTTTATATCTAAAATATTTTGTTTAATTTTATCTGTAATATCTGGAATTTTTTCTCCAACTTTCAATGTCATTATTTGTTCTGATAAATTGTTAATCTTATTCAATTTATAATCTATTTGAAATATATTATATGTTCCACTTACATTGTGAAATGGTAAATATACTGGAATAGTTACTCCAGCATTTAAAGGTTCTATTCCTTGCAACTTTATTGTTCCTTGCTCTTTAGGATAAGCATTTTGTGATATTTCTGCATTTGCAATATTTACTGCTGTCCTTGGGTCTTTAATATTTTTATCTTGAATTACTTTAACACTTGGACCATATAATTCTATACTATCTAATTCTTCAATATATTTTACTATTGGAAGACTTCTATCATATTTTACTGTACTTATAATTCCGCTTGCTGGAATATTATTCCCTAAATCAGTTCCACTAACCCATATAACACTTGGACCATCATAATCAACTAAATATACTGTTCCACTTGGTGGTGTTGTACTTTGATTAAATACTGCTCCTTTAACAACTGGTCCTGTACCTGACTTTATTACTTCAATATTAAAAGGTTTAAAATCTAGTGTTATAACACTTCCTGCACCATTGCTTGTTGAACTAATTATTGGTGCTGTCGATAAAACTCTATCTCCATACACCCAAACTTTATTATACATTTTCATATTGCTATTTGTAAATTTAGCACTTACTACATTTGCACTTCCTAAAGTTGTTGTACTTGCTGTTTCACTTTTCGACCTGAAATGTACATTCTTATATTCATCAACATAAAATAGTGAGTCTGTATAATCTGCTAATTGTTTTAATGCATCATATACTGGTGTATGATTAAATGCTACTCTTTGAACAGTATATCCTGTTAGTCCTATACTTCCAATGCTTAATCCGCTGCAAAATTCACTTACTATTGCTTGTGCTATACTTCCACTATCAAGATTTGTATATACACTTGGTTCTACTGTAGCATTTTGTAAGTAACTTGTATAATCTCTACCTATCAAAACTAAATTATTTTTCACTTGACCCATATCTGATACATCAATATCATCTATTGTTCCTGTTAATCTTAATGTTGTTGGAGGATTTATATCTTTATCAATATAGATTTTTACTTCATCTCCTATTTCAAAATCTGTATTATGTTGTCCATTAACATTATTAAATGTTGCATTAAATGTACTTGTACTATTATTTTCACTTGTTACTTTTGTTATATTTGCATCTGGTGTATCATCGAATAATATTTGTGAAGTATTTTCTTCTGTGCCACTACCATTATTATATATTGACATTACTTGATATGGTGTAAGTACTCTATTATATACTCTTACATCATCTATTAATCCTGTAAAATATTGTGTAACAATACTTCCTGGCCATACTGCTGTTTTACTTCTACCAACTCTCCAATATCCAGTCATACTTTGTGCTCTAGAATTAACATTACTTCCAACTAACACTCCATCTACATACAACCTTATTCCAGAAGCAGTTGTAAATGTTCCTAGTGCATGATGCCATGAACCATTATTTAATCCACTTTGTGAAGTAACAACTTGTGCTGCACCACTATAATTTCCAAACACTACTTGTCCTGAAGTAGTTACATATATCATTCTATCATAAGAAGATTCTGTACCGCTTTGTGTTGGTGTTAATGCAATTATTGGTCCACCACTTGCACTACTTGTTTTAAACCATGTACTTAAACTATATGTTTGTGGATTTGCAGTTGTATATAAAGAAAATATGTAACTTTGACTTCCTGTAAAACTTCCTGCACTACCTATCTTTCCTAAATCATATCCTACATTATATACTGAACCATTATTTGAGCCTATACTATCTATTCCATCTCCATTAAGTTTCCAATGTAGTATTGGTGCAATATCAGAACCAATTGTGAATGCTGTATAAATAGTCATTTATTAACCTCTTATCTTACTTGAGTACTTAGTGTTTGTGCTAATGCTGATGAAATTTGTGATGCATCAATACCATAAATTTCTTTAATTGATATGTTAAAAACATTTTGCGGAGTTGAAGTTTTACTAGGAGTTGTTAATGTAGATAATGTTTCACGATTTTTTACAGCTTGTCTTTCAACAATATTTTTTATCATAGCATTCTCTCCTTGTGATGATGTACCATAATATTGGTCTTTTGCTTTACTTGCATCAAGCCATGATAATGCTAAGTCATCAACTTTTTTAGCTAAATTTAATAGTTGAATATATTCTTCATCTTTTTTTGCTTTCAATTCAGTTGTTTGCTTAATTGCATCATCATATGCTAAACCTAAATCTGTAATACTTTGGTTAAATTCTTCAAATGTTTGTTCCGTATTTTCTTTTAATATTGTTTCAACTTCTAACTTCTTTTGTGCTCTTTCTTTATAATTATCATATCTTGTTTTTTCTTGAAGTTCTAATAAATCAAGTGCATCATTTAATTCTGTAATTTTTGCTCTTTGTGCTTCAATAGTATTAACAACTTCTTCTCTTGATGGTCCTCCAATAGTTGTTACTTCACCAGTATCAAGATTTGTATTTGTTGTTCCGAAATCCCCTTTCTTTAATTGTGCTTGTGCTTCAAGTAATTTTTGTCTCTCTGAATCAAGTTCATTTCTCTTTTCTAATATTTTTAATTCAGCTTCACTTTCTCCTTCTAATTTTTTACCTGTTAATTCTTTCATAGCATTTTTAGTTGCTTTCAAAGATTCATTTACATTTAAAATTTGTTTATCTAATTCTAATATTCCATCTCTTAATTCTGCTATTCTATCTTGGTCTTCTGTTGTTAATCCAATTGTATCATGGAATAATTTCATTTGATATTCTGCACTTTCTGTTCCTAAAATAAATTCTCCAAATGATAATTTTATTTCATCAAATTTTTGTTTTAGTTGAGCCATTCTTGTATTTAATGAATCTCCTGCAAAACTCATTGCTAATACTGTTGCTTGAGATTCTCTTAAAACGGAATTTAATACTGCTGTTCTTTTTTCTATATCAGTTAATGATGATGCACTTTTACCTAATGTATCAGCATATTGTTCATATGCTTTATCTAAATCTAGAATTATACCTAAGTTATCTAAAATAAGTTTAGATTGTCTTCCAATACCTATACTAATATCTTGGAATGCTTGAGTAGTTGTTATGCCCATTAATTTAGCTCTTGCTGCAGCAACTTTCATTAATTCAGGAAGTTGTTCTTTATCAATTCCTAATGCTATTGCCTTATTAGCAGAAGCAATTAAATTCATAGTATTAACCGTATTATTAGAAGCAACTTTTAAATCTTCAACTAATTGTTTAGCAGTACCACCAGTTTGAATTTGTAAAGACATCATTCCTTCTTCGACTTGTGCAAAAGATTTAATAGATTCAATAGTAAAATCTTTAATAGCATCCAATCCAACTTGTGCAACATTTGCTAATCCAAATCCTAATGCTGTTTCTGCAACTTGTTTAAATGATATAAAACTTTTATCAGAATCCTTCTTAAATTTATCAATATCCTTAGTTGCTTCCTGCAGACCTTTCTTCATATCTTTAATATCTGCTTTCAATTCAATTAATAATTGTTCAACTGCTGTCATTTTGTTTTCGCCTGTTTCTTATTTCTTTTTTCAAACTTTTTAGCTTCAATATTTTGTTGTTTAATTAATTGTTGCACTTCAACATGACTCATTGTATCAACTTGGCTTGGTAATATACCAAATTGTAGGAAAAAATATTTTATCTCCCACTCATATCTATCTTCTTTGAGAACATCTTTCCAGTTCTCACTACTTACTTTTTTATATCATCCTCTTTAAAGGATTTAACTGCTAATAAAATTTTATGAGTATCTTTCTCTCCTAATCTATCTAACTTATCCCAATCTTCAGGTCTCTTAATGTGAACTTTATAAACATCTTCATTTGTAACATCTGCTTTTGATGTAAGTGTTAAATAATCTTTAAAACTTCTCTCACTAACTTCAATTTGTCCTTCTTCTGTATCTACTAATACTTTTCTAAGTCCCATATTAATTACCTCGCTTGGTTTTTTGTTTTAGATATATTTTACTCGCTTGTAAAATATTAAAAATAAATAAAAAAGAAATACTTACCATGGATTATATTTTAGTGTTAAGTCATCAACATTTACTAAACATGTTTTTGGAATTATAGTAACTGTTGTTTCATCAATTCCTTCAATTGGTGATGGACTTGACATTGGATTTAATTTACATCCACTTAAAATTATATATCCTGCTTGACTTCCTGTGCTTGCATTTATTTCTAAAAGCATATTGAATTCTGAACCAGCTTTAAAGTATGATTCATATAATGTTTTTAGTCTTGTGCTATCAGGTTGGAAAGTTAAGTCAACTTGATATTCTCTATTCTTAGGGAATGGTAATCCAATCACTCTACTTCCATTCATATAATGTGGTGCTTCTAAATTATTTTTAACAGTAAAAGTAAAATCTGTTAATTCAGGTTGTACAGTTCCAGATGGTATATGAACTTTTACATCACTCCATAAGTATACTCTTTCATTTGTATTTTCTGTTATTGCTATTGATGCACCACTAGTATAGTCAATATTTTGTGCTATATAATCTACATCAACTGTTAATATTTCTCCTTGTGTTCCATTTAAAGTAAATGTATCAACCATGCATCCATTTGCTGTTCTTACTAAGTTTTGTCCTGTTCCTGCTGCAGTATGACTGTCTTCTAATGTGAATGATATGAATGGTGCTGTTGTTCCACTTGTAAATGCATTTCCAACATTAGTATTTGTTTCACTTAACACATGAGTATATGGACTTGGTGAACCACTATCAACCATACTTCCTAATGCATATCCTAATAATCTAAAATCTTGTGGATAATAACTTAATGTTCCTGTATTATCAATTGGTCCATTAACATGTTGATTAATATTTCTTGTTGCTGTACCTTGATATCTAATACTCATCACACCTTGATTTTCATTTATATCATGTGATTGAACATATCCTATCCATGTTAATGATGTTCCACTTTCTGTTGCATATGTTCCAGACTCAACTAAGAGTCCAACTTTATTTTGGTCTGCTATCATTCTTGCCATTGTAATTTCCTCCTTATAATATTGCCTTCCAACTATATTTCATTTGTTTTGATTTATTTTTCGTTGACATTCCATTTTCATCAATATCATCAATGTCTATCATGGTATTGAGTTTAAAATCGTGTAAACCAAAATTTGTAGTTTCACTTCCACTACCAAATTGATTTTCGCGTAAAAAACCATAAATTTGTTGTGATAATGTATCTCTTTCAATAACATTTCTTGCCCAAACTCTAATCTCTACTGGAATTTGTGCCCATACTGTTTCACTTTGCATTCCCATTCTTTGAACATCAGATATTCCATCTTCACGAACTGT